GCAATATCCATCACAATCATTTAACAATATATCTTGAATTTTATTTCTATACTCAATAGTGTATTCAGTCCCTAAAACACTAATTTTCATCGCTTTCCAACCCTTCCGCCAGTTCTCTCAAACTCTGGCTCAAGCCATCCTCCTTGGCATCGTTCCCAGGCCCACCGCCAAATGCTGTGAATTTATCAATCAGTGTCCCAAGCGCTGTCGTAACCTCTGCGGCGCTGCGTGCATTCTGAATCTTCTCTGGAAGAACGGAAAGTCCTACCTCAATAATATCGCATACTGCTTGCCTGCGACTTTCCATGTAGGCCAGGATATCGGCTGTATTTTCTTCCTTTTTTTGTCTAAGTTTCTCTGCGAAATCTTCAGATGCCTCCACGACACGCCGAGCAGTTTCCCCACACACATGATTTCTTTTGGCAACTGCGTTGTAGCTGCCAAGTTCCAGATAATCAGCCACTATTTTCTTTTTCTGCTTATCTGTCAACCGTGCAGCCATAACTAACCTCATCAATAAAAATCTATTTTTGGTGGTCCGCCCTGGAGTCGAACCAGGATGTCCCCGGTTATGAGCCGGGCGCTCTGACCATTTGAGATAGCGGACCAGATACCCCTTGCGGGGTATGTTGCGGGTTTTGTCAGGCTTTCCGCGGGCCTGTTTACACCGTCACACGTACCTATGCTTAAATTGTCGTACACCTTATCCATGGGCACCGTGTACTTTAGCACCCCAGCGAAGTTTTCAGCAAAATGTCGAATAGTACGTGCTTCGGTTCGCTTCGCGGCCGCAAAGCAATTTGCTGATTCGGTGGAAGCACAATCTCCTTCCATCAAATTTCCCCAGCTGGGAATGGTCACCCGTTTTGGAGTTGCACCAAAATCCGCTCTGGCCGGGTGATAGGGAGGCGAGAACAAGGCTCGCGCTCCCAAAGAAAAAGGAGGTACGCCCGATATTGAGACCGCCTCGGAGCCGGGCGAAGGAGGAAGAAAATCTTCTGTTTTATACATAGCAGCAAAGAAAATGAATTTTCTTTGCCTGCGTATGTATAAAACCATTTCCTGTCTAAATTATATCGCAGCCCTCCATTTCGGTCAAATTGTTAGACGATCTTAACACTTTGTTTACAATTTTAATTTTGTCTCTGTGTACGTAATTCCAACCGCATACGCCGCCCATACATCGGAAGAGAACCCATAGAACCAATCTGGGTTCTTTTTCGTCCCCTTCCCGTTTTTCAGATCATGGGTTGCAAATCGGTCAATCAGTGCTCGTCGGATATTGGCATCCTTGGCCCTGCTGTCATGGCAGAGATGGAGCTTTTCATCCTGGCGGTATATGTAGTCCACTGGCTTCTGTGCTGCTTGCGTGAATCTCCCCACCCATTCGCAGGTTTCAAAAACATTGCGTCCAACCGGCATGCCGTAGCTTGCCAAGCGTTCAATGACTACAAGATCATACTTCTCCAACTGGAGAATCAAAAGGACCACAGCATTTTGTTCTTTGCCAAACCGCAGCGGACGTAAATCTTCGCTGTCTATGAAGCAATAGGCGCTCTGCTTGTCCCCTGGGTCAATCGCTAAGATTGTCATTCATTGCCCTCATGCTGTCAAATATCCTCATCAAGATCGTAGTGGTTAAACACCCACCGCAGAACCTCCACTAACCCGTCTTTATCAAAGTTGTAGTGGTCAAGCAGCCACCACAAAGCCTTCGCTAACTCGTCTTTTGTGACGCTACTGCACCTCTCCATGTATGCCACCTGTTCAATGGCAAGTCTCCTTGTTTTGATGGGGATGTATTCATTGTTCAGTCCTGTTTTTATAATATTTACGGACTGATCGGGAGAGACATTGGAAGTTGGAAAAAGGATTTTACTGCTCATGCTGTCCGCCCTCCCCGTCGTGGATGGAGCCGATGACCTCAATTCCGCTCGTTGACAGATGTATATTTACGCCCATGCTTTCAGCGCCATTCAACCAAACACAAAATCTATTCCACTCTTGGTCATAGCATACAGGGGCTTCTTTTTGTTCGCCGTTCCAATTCGTCCAATGGATGATATCCCCCTCAAAAATCTTCGTTCCGTTCTTGTCGGTCAGACCGGCGTACTGACAAACTGTGAATGGGTCTACCTCAACTCGCGCTCCTGCAATATCTTGAATATCACAAATCTCATGTACATCAAGGACGCCTACCGGCCCTATATAATACCCTTCCACCCACTCGCCATCACTTAGCCGCTTGGCTTTGAAAAGGATCTCTCTCATTCTGCACCTCCGATGATCTCGTCAAGGGTGATGATTTCATTTTGGCGAAGAGAAGGAAACAAAGAGGGGTCGAGTGTTGCAATGACAAGTTTCCTGTTGAAAACTCTAATGCCGAAGCCATACATCTCAATGCTTTCTGCCTCTGAGTATAACATCTTGATAGCCTTCGCCCTCTCCACCTCCTGCTCCGTCCAGCGGGGCTCGCGGATGATGCAGTCGGGGTGATTGATAATGTAACAAAGTTCGCTGGAGGCCACTTCTCCACCATGTACATTTCTAATTTCTCCATCTGTGCCGATAAAATAACTTTTCACTTCGTCAAATGGGAAATCATTAAACTGGAAGTTCTGGTTTACCTCCATCCCAAGCACCTCGCAAATTCTCGGCTTGTTCATGTTGGCCTCCTCCTTTTTTGCGACTGAATTGCGACTTTTTTGCGACTGGTCGCAATCATCCTCTACCACCTCATAACCCATCAAGCGAGCAGCTTCATTTGGGTTGTCATTTATCCAGGTGGAACACATACCTTTTGTTTTATTCGATATAGGACAAAACAAACAAGACAAGTTAGCACAAAATCCTGACGCTTCACAGTTATTATGTACTACTTCATACACTTCTTTTGTATTCGGATTCCGAAACTTCATGGTCAGCCATCCTTTCGCTTTCCTTCACTACAAAATCCATTAAGCGGCATAGCTTTCTCACCGCACCAAACATAGCCGGACCCACCTGGTTTAGCTTTTTCGCATTCTCGGCAATAGCACCCGCCAGCGACATGGACGGGGTCAATGATTGGCTGCTCGTCTATAATCTGGGGGATGAATGCTTCTCCCCAATTACTCATTATGGGTAGTCCTTTTACTTGTCTTTTCAGTTCATCAACATCAATTAGTCTCATGGTTGGCCCCGCTTCCCATTGCTTTATCAAAACAATCTTCACACCACGGTTTCCCGTCCACTGTGCAGATTATTTCTTTTATTTCCCCACATTTTGCGCATTTAACCTCATGCTTATCCTCCTGGCCCATGCGAACGCCATAAGAGCAATAATCCGTTTCGCTAATTTTCATTCTGGATGCTGGGCAAATCAGAAAACCTTTCTTGTTGGTTTTTGCGTCCTGATAATATTGGCAATCTTTACAGAGCACCACCTCCGCAACGTCGGCGGCGGGCTCTTTCAGAACAATATCAAACGTTGACCCAGGAAGGACATCATCTCGTCTTGTTTCATCATACCCAAGATTTTTTAAGAGATGTGCCCTCTCAATGTACTCCTTCATTCCTTTTCCCTCCGTAGTGCGGCCTCAATTTCCAAAATCGAGAATGTATGACTTAATGGCTCTGCATTCGGTATTTCAGTCTCCGCCGTGATAAATATATTTTCAGGCGTGTAATCCTTAATAACCGCATTGCACCAAAACCCTGTGCTACTCTTGTATGAAACTTTATCCCCAGGTTGGCACGGCATCACCACGCACCGCCCCTCTTTGTCCGCCTGGGCAAGCTCGCGGAGACGGGTAGTTTTGATGTCCTTTACGATTTCCAATCTCTGAGCGGTCTCTGTCCGTAGAGTCATCCCGCGCCCATAAGCATCAAGTATACGATCAATCTCCTCCGGCTCCAGGCCCGTTTCCTCATAAGCAGCAAGGCGGTCAAGGATTTTACTATCTATCTGACAATCTCCGCCCATCTTCCTGCAATCATCTCTTGCCATATTGCATGTAATTTCTCCATTGCCAAGCCTATGAGTTAATCTTTCCATATGCTTCTTTAGATGACCCAACTCCATTCCAAGCCGTAAAATTTCAGCGTCTTTTGTACGAGCAAAATCTAAAGATTCACGAGCTTGAGACATCTCGGCCCGCAGCTTCTTATTTTCGGATTGGAGAGTTGAGAGGGCGGTGGCGGCTTCCATCCTCTCTTTGTCCACCAAGTGCGCAGATTCTCCCCAGCACGGTTTTTTAAGCCACTCAATCAGCTTTTCGTAGTCCATCAGGTGTCCTCCTCTCCCTCCGGCGGGCGGCGGTAGGCAAGCCAAGATTCTCCGTATTCTTCCATCAAATAACCACGGACTGATATGCCTTGCAGGACAAGGTATTTCCCTCTGTCCCAATATAATAGCCTCCATTGGCTTTTTGCTGGCTCTTCAAGATTTTGAATCCATACAGGTACTTCATTCATCTCCCGCAGCTCCTCCAGCGTCAGCGGCTCGTTCAGCGGGGTAAGGGTGGGCGCATTTTTAACTACATTCAAACAACTTTCTATGGCTGGTGTTTCTTCTCCATCAGGGAGGGTATTTAACCACTTCATAAAAATTCTTTCAACATATTCGGCATCAATCGCCCTTGCCATCTTTCATCGCCTCCTGCATCCTTTTTTTACAGCATGCTATAAATTCTTTTTTCAGGTCACGCCTTTCTCTGGTTTCCCAAAGATAAAAAACGCTATTCACGATCCCATACATGGATAGCCCTGCGACTGATAACGCACCTACAAAGAACAAAAATTCAATCATTATTCAGCGCCTCCATCCTCTCCAGCACCATCTCCACGGCCTCGTCCGTCATGGGAGCGCCGCAGGAAGGACAGAAATTTCCATCTTTCACAAAAAGGGAGATCGCAAACGCTTCGTATCCACACTTTGAGCATTTAACAACAGCAAAATGATCTATTTCGCTTGTATGACTATATTTCCACTTCCCCCTCCACACCTTCT